TATAAAATGATGAAAGGTTACGCCCTCGAATTACTTCGGGACGCGATTTGCTTTTCGCGCATAACCAACCACTCTTTCATATCCATCTTATCGGGGTCTTTGACGGGGTTCGCTCGTTTGCCTTTCACCTTCACCGCCGCTTTGGGTGGTTCAGCTTGGGCTTTTGGCTTGGCTGCTTTTTGCTTCGCCACAAGCTCATCGTACCGTCTGGCCTTGTCGATAAGTTTGACATGAACAGGGTCTGCTATGCTTGCCACAGCTTCAGCACTCAGACCTTGGCTGATGCCGTAGTCTGCGATTGTTTTGCCTAGCTCTGGCGACCATCCATCGATCTCTTTTTTAAGGACTTGCTGGCCTTGTTCTAAAGCCTTGGCGTGCTGTTCCGCACGTTGACTCTGGAATTGCGCTTGCCTCTGGTCGAGTCGATTGATTGTTTGCTGCCGTTGGTTCTCCAACTCCCGCTTTTGACGGTCGAGGGCTGAAGCCTGTCCGACATCCTGTTGATAAAGCTCATCCCAGTTTAAAGCGTTGTATTGCTCTATTTGCTGGTCAAGAGCCTTTACAGCCGCAACGTCTTGAATCGTCTCTTGTTGAAACGCTGCCTGCTGTTCCAAAGCTGCCTGCTGCTGCTCGACGGCTTTACGCTGTGTCGCAACATCCTGCATCTTTCTGGTATAATCGCTCTGCCGAAGCAAAGCGTCTTTGAGTTGGGGCGGCACTTCAAACTCTTGGCCGTCATACTCGACCGAAACAAATTCGGGAGCCGCTGGCTCCCCCTCTGTTTCTTCTGTAGCCTCAACCTCAAGGGTTTCAGCTTCTGTGTCGGACACTTCCTCGACCGTCTGCGTGTCCTCTGCCTCTGTGGCTTCGGGTGCTGGGCTTTCGGCTTCTAAAGCAAGTTCCGCTGCCGGATTATTTGCCTCGTCTGACATTTTTAAAAATCTCCTTAAATTAATGAGTTGGGTTGAAACTCCTCCATCATGGGAGCGGTAGATTGCTCTTTCTGCGCTTTAACGATGGCTTCCATCCGATCCGTTTCAGCGCGGTATTTATCTGTAACAACCTTCTGTGCATCGAGCGCAACCTTGTTGGCATCGATCTGGTTCTTTTGCTCATAAATGGCACGATCCGCTTGCAACTGCTGGATGATTGCAGTCGCTTCGGTTAGCTGCGCTTTCATTTGCTCTTTTTCGGGGTCCATATTTTGGAGAGCAGATGGCAGCATTTTTTGTAAACGCTCTGCCATTTCTTCTGCACCCGGCCAATCCAGATTTTTAGCAATGAGATCTCCTATTATCGGTGCGGCCTGCGGGAACTGCTGAACCAACAACATCATCTGCTCTGCCGCCTCTTGCCGCTGTGTGGTAAACGATGGGCCAAGTTTCACAACAACGTCATACTTGCCCGTCGTCAGGTCGTATATCCTTGGCTCTGCCTCACCCTCACCCTGCACCGGCTGATTGACAGGCACGCTGCTGGCCTCGTTATCCTCGCCTAAAACGCGCAACACTCTGGCCTCTGTGTACACGTGGGGGATCAGATCAACGATAATGCGGCCCGTGTGACGGATAGCGCGGCTGAGATTGTCGATGAAATGATAAGTGCCAATATCGCCTTCTTTCTGGCGTGCGGATATGGCCTTGCCGCTGACCTCTTTGCCCATGTTGCCAAGGCTGGCATCGAACATACCGATGACGCTTTTCATATCGTCGCTGCTGTTTAAGGCTTCTTGAATCGCCCCCGCCGGGACGCCTGCAAAGGGTTGGCGAATAGGAGCCTGACCGCCGTCAAATTCAATAAATGCATGATTAGTGGAGTTGGCAGTCGCCCATTTGTCCTGATCCGTATTGAAAGCACCAACGGGGCCGATCCAAGGAGCCTTCGGAGCCAGTGCGACTAACTCAGCCGCAGCCGTTCTCCAGAAGTTGTACATCTGCTGCGAGTCTTTAGCGAAATGGATCAGGCTGTGAAAATGCCGCTCCTCACCGACAACCACTTCTTCACCATAACAAGGGACAATCGGGATATACTTACCCGCCCACTCGATTTCGCTCAGTATCTCGCTGCCTGTCACAACGCACTGCTTGACCTTCATCGTTTTGGTCATGCGGCTCTGCACGGGCATGATGCCCTGCACTTCCATAAACTCGCGCTGACCCTCGAAAACATCAACGTTAAGAATCTGGCCGTCGCTCATCAGCACGATTTCTTTATCGACTTCCTCACGACTCCAGTATTCGGCAACCCGTACCGTGTCCTCGCCATACCAAAGCTCGTCACGCCATCCACTGTGGCTGGGGCTGGTGAAATCCGTCTTTTCCGCGTCGGGATAATTCTGCTCAAATTCATCGTGCGTCAGCAGTTCCGTAACGAAACACATATTCCAGTCAGAGCTATCAACCGCCGTTGAACGCGGATCACGGTAAACGCTAAACGGGTTCATAATGCGGTCAATTTTAATGTCACGCTCAAACGTGTCATCGCGTGCAAAATCAATATCCACGCGGAAATAGCCAAAGCCCATGCTCACCGCATTATCTATCGCCGTGGCATACGCCGCATCCGCTGAACTACTGGTTTCAATCTGCCGGATTAATCCATTTAAAACCTTCGCCGTTTCAACATCCGCGTTGCTGTCAACAGGATGCACCTTGATCGCAGGCTTGTTCATACGGGCGTCATTAACGATCTGGCGTATAAAGGTCGGCATACGGTTGACCGTTAAACACGGTCTGCGGTCACGCTCACGCTGCCGCTTGACCTCTTCCGGCCACTGGATGCCCTGCCGTGCAAACTCAAGATCGTCCTTCGCCTGATGGCGATTATCCGCTTCCGCTTCCTCGCAGAGCTTGAACGCTTCGCGGATGTCTTGCAGCTTATCTTCGGGCTTCATGTCTGAATACGATGCCACTTATACACCTCCGCTTGCGTAAAATTGTTGCAAGGCATTTAATTGATTATTTCTGCGCTGGGTTGCCCCTAGCAGCCCCTGCGAATCGCGCAGAAGCCTTTCAGACTCGTCCATATATTGTTGTTCTAGTAAGCCGGGTAGTGCGGCGGTTACGGGGCTTGCCGCTAACAGGTCTGCACTGTCGGCTTTGGCAGGGTCGAATTTGGCGAAACGGGAGCGGATGTTTTTAGGGTCGAAAACAATGTAAGAATATGGAGAATGTGTACCTGTTTTCTCAAGTTCTTCCTTTGCCCTTGCTATCTCCTCAAGCCGTTTTGATTCTGCCGCTGTTGGTTGCCCCTGTGATTGACTGCGATTTAACCAGCGTTGCACCTCTGCCTCACTTGCGCCTAATGCGGGTGCAGTGGGCTGTTCCGGCTTTCTTTGCGCTATTTTCTTATTGAGTTCGTGAAACTCTTTATTTAACGCATTATATTTTTTCTGGCCTTCGATGGTAAAACCCCCACGGTCGCCCATCTTATTTTCCATTTCGTTGAGGTATTTAACGCTGTCATAGCCATCGCGTTTGATAATCCCTTGAATTTCATCAAGCAAGTCTGCCGCTTCCATAGACTCAACCCATGCGTCTTGATCTTCAAACTGACGCTTTAAGCTATCGGCCTCTTGTTGAATCTCTTGAAGCTCGTCGCCATACTTACGCCCAAACGCGCCGCCGCGCTCAATAATACCAGCCGCAACAACCGCTGGATCATTCCATTGGCCTAAATCCGGCAATTCTAAACTTTTATTAACATTGATTTTTGCAGGGATAATATTTGCACCCTCAGAGCCAAAGACCTTTTCTGTTTGACGCAATCGGTTGGTTGCTTGTTCTGGTGATCCAAAATGAAAACCTAAATCACCTTTCTCAAATTGAATAAAATCGCCTCGCGTCCCATGATACGCATCAACATCAAACCCCATATCCCGCGCCCGTTGCATACGGCTGGCGGTGTCATCAAGTAATCCCGGCAGTGCGGCGGTTGGGGATTTGTTTGCCGCTAAATCTATGTCTTTCTTACGTTGTTGCGTATTTAAAGCGCGTTGAATTTTAACATCGTCGGGAAGTTTTTCTGGGCTTGGGTCCATAAAAGAAGCAAAGTCTTCAACAAACTCTGTTGCCGCTTTTTCTGCCACTTCGTTCTTGCCCACGGGCAACGGCATTTCGCCGAAATCATTAGCAAGATCATCTAGGCTATTAAATACCATGTCGGACATCTCTGGATCAGCATTATCCGTTAGAGTTCCGTCTTTCTGCTGATAAAAAGTGTAACCATCAGAAGTTCGATATTGAGGTAGATCATTCATGCCGCTTACGCCTCGCCCACTAAAAGCCCCCAAAACAGCACCCCGCGGAACCGCACCAAAAAGCAAACCGCCAACTAAAGGCGCATCTACCATCGTCTGCGTTAAAAGACCCTCATCAACAGGTATATGCCCCCTTAACATCGCGCCCGTCAGGGCCATGTTACGCATAGGATCATACGCTAATGCAGGCGTTGCCAGTTCCAGCGGCCCCTCAAACTCACTTATATCGTCGCCGCCAATGTCAGGCAGAACCCGACGCAGCAAAGGCAATAAACCGCCACGGTACGAAACATCTGACCCGCTGTTCAGCAGGCCCATTAACTGGTCGGCCATCTATCATCCCATCCAACTACCCGCAGCCGATCCCCTGCGGCTGTAATTACTCTCTATCGGCGGTGCCGCCTGCCGGATTGATGTTGCCAGTGTACGCATGGCTGCAACGTCATGGCTTGACCAATCGTGTCGCGGGGTACTCCTGAATATCCTGTTTTTCGGGTCATAAACCCTGTGATGAAAACGCAACGCCTCAATCAAGCCGTTGCACTTCTGCCGGTCTATCCAGACACGCGGCAGCGTCACCTTGACCGCGTTTAAGCTCTCCTCAAGCGGTAACTTGGGCGCACGGGTGAAATTGATGCCCAGACTCAATGCCGTCTCCTGACGCGTTTTCCCCGTTCCTAACTCCGTTACGTTAATATCATGTGGCGCATGATGGGCCTTATAATGGTAGCCCTTTTCATCCAAAACCTTGGCGTAAAACGGCAGACCCTCTCCGCTCATGCTTAGATGGTCAATTATGTGAATTGACCTGCCGCCGGAAAATACCTGTGCAAACAAAATTGACGTATTGTCGTTGATGCCCAAATCCCAGAACGTCTCAACCTTGTGCGTCGGGTCGTAAGGAATGTTGCCGATCTGGTCATTCTCATCCAGAAGCTGCATTTCCTTACTGAATATTGCTCCCGGTACATTTGCCTCGAATGAACACTCAAACTCCTGATTATAAGCATCGGGGGGCATGGTGTTCTTTGCCGCTCGTAGCTCACTTTCCGGCAAGATGCCCGTCTCTGATGCCTTGTACATGGCACTGTGCCACTCAGGATCGTCCTTGGCTTTCATGTAGTAGTCGTAAAAGACGTTGTGGCCCATCGGCGTGCCGATGAAAATTGCATAGGTCTTCTCGCCGTTGAGGCCGTTGCGGTCGGCTAGGGCGGGGCGTATGACTTCTGGAAAGACCGTTTCGGACATGAGGCCGCATTCGTCAATGCAGATGCCGTCGCTGTAGATGCCCCGTATTTTGGACTCGTCTTCTCCTGAGAGTAGGCTGATCCGGGAGCCGTTGGGGTAGCTGGCGGTTAGGTTGGTCTTGTTGAAGGCGAAACCGGGTATTTTTTCTGAAAATTGGAGGAGGTAGTCTGTGGCTATGTTTGATGCCATTCGGTAGGTGGGGGCTAGGTAGTGGTAACGGGCGTTTGGTTTTTTTGTTGTCAGGGCGTCACGTAGGAGGTGGTTTAGGACGGCGACGGTCTTTCCGGCCCTGCGGTGACAGAGAACGACACTATACCGATGCTCAGACCAAGCCCGGTGCAGTTCCCGCTGAAGGGCACGGGGGGCATACGGAATCTCTATGTTTTGAGCCATTTTTTGCCTGACCCTAAGATTGGTAATCTTGAGGTCAGCCCTTTGTTTTCAATAACTTACGCACTCGATTAACAAATCGCTTGCAAATGCGTTGCCGATTGAGCCGCCAGATTGGCCAAAAAGTGAGGGAAATCATCGAATCTCGCGCGTACTTGTATGCCGAAAGAATACCGATTTCGGATCAACTAGCCTCATTTACAAGGCTAACAACTGTCGCAGTATCGCTCTCGTCAGCTTGCCTTGCTGTCACGTCATCAGAGTTGCTAGACCAACTCAGCACGATCTGATTGCTCTGCGCTGTGTCTTCAGCCTTGTTACGCAGCCCTCTTGGCTGCTGTCTCGCATATGTCCATTTCAAGCTATCAACCTGCAATCGCCTGCGCTGCACTTCGGCATTCGCCATCTGTTTGTCCACGCTCTCAAGCCCTTGCCGTGATACGTCATGGATTTCATCTGCCAGTGTCTCAGCCCCAATCGCCCTTGCCTTGACGTACATCTCATACAACTCATCGTCGCGCTGCACAGCTTGCAGCACCGTTACACGATGCGGCATATCGTCACGCTTACAAATCGAATTGAGAGACTTGCCATCAGCAAGCTCGTCACAGATTACGAGCATCTTTTTCTTATTTAATTTGCCAGCCATTATTACCGTCTTTTTGATTTACTCGCAGCAGCCTTTGCTTTACCCGCCGCTGCCTTACCTGATTTGGTATAGGAAAACTTTTTAACTTTACCACTTGCCATTTTTACTTTCGGCATTACTCAACTCCAAAAAAAGCAGCAGCATTCAGGGAGCAAATGCTGCCGCTAGTTGGTTCTCAATGGGGAGAGAAAAAGCCGGAGACAAAATCTCCAGCCTAGAAAAAATTAGCCCTTTTTCGTGAGCATCGTCAACATGCAAAAAACACCAATACACCGTATATTGTGCTAAAGCCTATACCATAACCCCAATATAGCGCGTTCAAATCGCCTTTTCGCCGTACTAGGATGCACGCCAATCTGCTTCGCAATAGCCTTCCATCTAGCTCCTCTGGCCCTTCTGGCCGCACTGTGAGCCGCAACCCACACAAGCAGCCTGTCATCAGGCTCCAACAAGACCGACACTTCCAACGCCAGATCGTATCGCGTGATCTGCTTCGGATCAGATCGCGCCTTGGACACAACCGCATCGTTATACCCGAACGCCAGACTCGGATCATGTGGATACTCAGGCCAACAGCCTTTCACCCTGTGATCCACAGCCCTTGGCATCCGCGTCTCAGTCTCTGCCGCTTCAAAGAACAACTGCGCCAAGCCGTCCACGTCCTTCACCTCATCCTTGACCCTGTCGGCAAGGTTAAAACGGGATTTCATCGTCCAAAGCCACACTCTTGTCGGCACTGACGACCGTCGAATCTGGAAAGACATCTTTCACCTCACCTACCAGTTTAAACCTCACGTCAAGCAGCCTTGCCGCTTCCTCAATCGAAAAGACCCTTGTGCTCTCCATCTCCCTCGACGTTTTCCACGCTTCGACATTAGACCGGCAGAACGCATAACGCTGCCCGTCCTCTGTCATCACCTCCCAAACCTCTGGATCAAGACCCTTGTGCCCCCGCGTAACCGCCTCATCACTCAAGACCTTCCAAGCCTTAATCATATTGGCCGCATTCTTTTTGACCGCATCAACATCATTCTCGTCAATCGCCCGATCCAGTTTTGCCTTTGCCCTGCCATACTTCGCTGCCGTCTCTACACTCACCAACCCCACCAGCCGATCCGCCCCCCAACGCCTTTCCATCTGATGCACCATCTCATCCAATGGCCGCAGCGCATGATAGATGCCTTCAGCTATCACGTTGCCGATGTCCTCACGATTCATCAGCCTGTCGGGTTTTTTCTTAAAACGCTGCATCACACAATCACAGGATCACAACATCACAGTTCTTATATAGGAACTGTGATGTGATGTGATCGTCCTTTGAACTGTGATCGAAACTGTGATCTAACATATTGCTACCCCACTAAACCCTTTATTTTCAAACACTTGCACCAAATCACACTTTTTAAAAACTGTGATCAAAACTGTGATCAGACTGTGATTTGCCTCACTCCCGATCACACTCGTTTTTAAAAAAGTGTGATCGTGTTTTTGTTTATTATCAATCACTTAGCATTTCCCCGATCACACTTTATTTTGTGTAAATCACACTATCCAAACCAGTTTTCCCTGCACTGTGACCGTGTTTTTCAGCTTCTGAGAGTTCAAAACACGCATAATCGCCTGATTGTTTGCGGCCCTTTTTTCATTAAAACGCCCCTCTAGCTCACCGCATAACTGCTCTAGATAGACACTGCTGCGGTCGTATCCCTCACGTTTATATCCATGTTCTTTGATCAGGTTTTCCAGTGTGGAAACAACCAGAGCTTGGTTATCCGTGAGCTTCATTTTAGGCGTTTTGATCGTCGCAATTTCCTCATCGTTAGCTGCCATCACCACGCAACTACCAAACATTTTACTGCGCTTGTTCATGCCTAATTCCACATGGTGCAGCTTGAAATGCCACTGCTGACCGCCTTCAAACTCTCGCTGCTTTGTTACCTTGGCACTGCTGATAGTGGCATCATTATCTCTCACAACCTCGATTTCCGTATCCGTAGCGGCTCTGAGTGAACTATGCCCCCTTGCCCCTCTCGCCTGATCCTTGCCGCTGTGGTGTACAAATAAGACGTGTGCGCCGGTTTCTTTTCTTATGGCATCGGCATGGACAACAAGCTGCCCCATAGACTCGCTCTTGTTCTCATCGCCCCCGGCAATAGCTCTTGCCAGCGTATCGATGACAATAAGCCTCAGAGGCTTGGAAAACGTCTTCTGTCGCTCATTGATGGCAGCAATAAGCATTTGCGTGTCGCCGTCTTCTGCCAGAAGATCAAGGTTTGTGGTAATCGTATCAAAGTCGGGAACCTCGTCGCCAATCTCGTCGCTGAAGTGCTGTTTGACGGCGGCAATACGGTTCCTGATCCCGTGTGCGCCTTCCAGTGCGGCATAAATAACCCCGCCTTGATCACACTCGTATCCGTTCCATTTCCAGCCGAATGCCACATGAACGCAGAGATCAAGCACAAAGAACGTCTTGCCCGTATTGCTGTCGCCGTACAGCACCGACATCTGACCCGTTCCTAAAACGTCCTCGACAAAATCATCTGCACCATTGCCGCTGGTGATGTCGCTCCAAGGTGTAAACAGCCCTTGGGTTATTTCCACCTTGACGCTAGCCTTCTTCTCCTCACGCCTGAACTCGCCGACATCAAAGCCGTAATCCTTCGCCATGTAGAAGATCGAACCGGCCCCG